GACGTGGGCCGCTTCGCTGGCGCGGGCATGAAGAAGGATCACCGTGGCAACCAGTTGATCCGCGCGCTGTCAGTCCCGCAGAAGGACGGCACGTTCAGATCCGACGACAAGTTGCTGGCCGAGATGGTGGCGTACTGCGAGCAGGACGTGCGGGCAACCCGCGCCTTCTCCCGTGTCATGCGTGATCTGACGCCCATTGAACTGGCCGAGTACCACGTCAACGAACGGATCAACGACCGGGGCGTTCTGCTGGATCTGCCGCTGGCCGAGGCCGCGCAGGCCTACGCCGCCAAAGAACTGGACGAGATCCAGCGGGTCGTCGTCGAGGTCACCAACGGTGAACTGTCGTCGGTGCGGTCGCCCAAGATGCGCCAGTGGGTCTGGGATCGCGTCGGCCCCGAGGCCCGCAAGTTGATGGTGGGCAAGGAGGGTAAGGTCAGCATCGACAAGAACGCCCGCGCGTCCCTGCTGGTGCTTGCCGACGAGAACACCGACGAGGTGCCGGTCGAGGTGGCCGAGGTCATCCAGTGCGCCGACGATCTGTGGGCCAGCAGCGTGGCGAAGTTCCAGCGTTTGGCCGGGCTGGCCGACGAAGAAGATTGCCGTGTGCGCGGCGCGTTCGTGTTCGCTGGCGGGTCCGCCACCGGCCGGGCGTCGTCCTACGGCGCCCAGGTCCACAACTTCACGCGCGTCTGCGCCAAAGACCCCGAGGCGGTGCGCGCGGCCATGGTGGCCGGTCAGCCTATCGTGCCGCAGTTCGGCCGCCGGGTAACCGACGTGCTGAAGGGTATGCTGCGCCCGGCGCTGCTGCCCGCCCCCGGCAAGCATCTGGTGGTGGCGGACTGGGCCAGCATCGAGGCCCGCGTCAACCCGTGGCTGTCGGGGCTGGGCGCGGACAAGCTGCGCCTGTTCGAGACGGGCGCCGACATTTACAAGACCAACGCCAGCGCCACGTTCGGCGTGCCGGTCGAGGCGGTCACCAAAGACCAGCGCCAGATCGGCAAGGTGCAGGAACTGGCCTGCGGGTTCGGCGGCGGCGTGGGCGCGTTCGCTGCCATGGGCCGGGTCTACGGGCTGTTGATGCCCGAGGCCGAGGCGCGGGTCATGGTCAACGGCTGGCGCCGCGCCAACCAGTGGGCTGTTCATTTCTGGGGGGCGCTGGAGCGGGCCTATATGGCCGCCATGCGCCATCCTAACCGGGAGTTCAACGCCGGGCACATCACCTACCTGTTCGACAAGCAGCACCTTTGGTACATGCTGCCGAGCGGGCGCGTGCTGTGCTACCCCTACGCCCGGCTGGGCGACGACGGGCTGTCGTACGCCAAGGCGGCTTGGAAGCCGGCGCAGGACGCCAAGACTTGGCCGAGGGCAAGGCTTTGGTCCGGTCTGGCGTGTGAAAATGTCACGCAGGCTGTTGCACACGACATATTGAGACACTCACTGACCGTTCTGGACGGCCATGCACACGATGTGGTGCTGCACGTCCACGACGAGATTGTGATCGAAACGGACGATCCGACCCGTGCAAAGGCGGATCTGGAGCGTATCATGTGTACTTCGCCGGGCTGGGCCAAAGGGCTACCCCTCGCCGTCGAGGTATCCATCATGGAGAGGTACGGCAAATGACATTCGTCGAGTACATCACCAGTTTGGCGCCCGAGGGCGAGACGGCGCTGCTGGTCCAGCAGAAGCCCATCATGCGTGACGGCGTCCAGAAGACGCACGGAGACGGCACGCTGGCTTACACCTGGCCTGCGTTCCTGCCGGGCGGCCGCCGCAAGATCGACGGCGCATGGTACATGAACACCGGCTGCTTCATGCTGGACCGCTTCCGCGACGGCAAGCCGTCCGCCAGCAGCGCCAACGCTGCCTTTGTCCTGTGCATGATGCTGGACGACGTGGGGACCGAGAAGGCGCCCAACACGCCGTCCCTGCCGCCGACATGGATCATGGAGACAAGCCCCGGTAGCTTCCAGTGGGGGTACGCTTTCAGCGCGCAGCCATCCACCGGCGACTATACCGCAGCCATCAAAGCCATAGCGGCGGCGGGCTACACGGACCCCGGCGCCACCAACGCCGTGCGGAACTTCCGCATACCGGGGTCCATCAACCTAAAGCCAGGGCGCGACAGTTTCGCCAGCCGACTGGTCGAGTTCCACCCTGACCGAGAGTACAGCCTGCCCGAGATCTGCGCCGCGCTTGGCGTGACGCCCGACGAGGCCGACACCGCCAGCCACAAGGCGCTGCGGCTGGCCGACACCGGCGCCGACACCGTCCTACAGTGGCTGAACGACCACGGGCTGGTGCTGTCGAGGGTCAACGGCGAGGGCTGGTGCGGCGTGGTCTGCCCCAACTCCGACGCCCACACGGACGGCCAGATCGAGGCCCGGTATAAGCCCCTCGACCGTTCGTTCTGCTGCTACCATTCGCACTGCGAGGATCTGAACAGCGCGGCGTTCCTTGACTGGGTACACCAGCAGGGTGGGCCACGGGTCCAGCACGGGCTGCGCGACGAGTTGCTGGCCGAGCACATGGCGAAGGTGCGGGAGCGGCTGGAGCCTACCGAGATGTTCCCCGACGCTGCCGCTGCGCGGGTGGCCGAGGTCAACCGCGCCGAGATGGGCCGGATCGAGCGGGCAGCATGGTACGAACGGTTTGCCTACATCATGGCCGACAACGGGTATTTCGATCTGGAAACCCGCCGGGATCTGACGCGCGCCAATTTCGATGCGCTGTTTCGCCACATAGCCTGCAAGTCTGTCAGGACCGGCCGCGCCGTCGAGGCGTCCGTGGCGTACGATGAGAACCGCCAGAGCGGCGGCGGTCGCACCTTGCAAGGGCTGACCTACGCCCCCGGCGAGACGGCGCTAGTCTACCGATCTGGTGACGTGTACGGCAACACCTGGCTTGACGCCCGGCCGGCGGTGACGGGAGCGGGTGACGTGTCACCGTGGCTCGCCCACGTCGAGGCTCTGATACCGGAGGCGGTCGAGCGGGAGCATGTCCTCGACGTGCTGGCGTTCAAGGTCCAGAACCCGCGCGTCAAGGTGAACCATGCCATCTTGCACGGCGGTGACGAGGGTATCGGTAAGGATACCTTATACGCCCCCTTCATCTGGGCGGTTTGCGGTCCCGATCTGAAGAATTACGGGCTGGTGGACGGCAAGAAACTCGACAGCGATTTCGACTACCATTACCAGTCCGAGGTGGTGGTGCTGAACGAACTGCGGGAGACGGACGCCAGCGCCCGCCGGGCCTTGGCAAACAAGTTGAAGCCCATCATTGCCGCGCCGCCGGACGTGATCAGCATTAACCGCAAGAACCGCGCGCCCTATGATTTGGTTAATCGGCTGTTGGTGCTGGCGTTCACGAACGATTACGTCCCTATCACCTTGCCAACGCAGGACCGGCGCTGGTTTGCCGTCTGGTCAACCGCTGCCCGGCTGTCGCCCGAGGCGTCTCTGAAGCTGTGGGCTTGGTACAAGGCTGGCGGGTTCGAGGCGTGCGCGGCATGGCTGTACGCCCGTGACGTGTCCGCCTTCAACCCGGCGGCCGCGCCGCCTGTGACCGATTGGAAGCGCAACCTTGTGGAGAGTTCTATGTCCGCTGCCGAGGGTTACCTATTGGAATTGATGGAGACGCGTCGGGGCGAGTTTTCGCGTGGCGTGGTGGGCGGCCCGTGGCACGCCGTGTGCGCCCGCCTCGCAGCGATGGCGCCGCCCGGCACCTTCATCAACCCCGGCAACCTGTTCCATGCCTTGAAAGAAGCAGGCTGGAAGGATCTAGGTCGGGTGTCGTCTGGGGAACTTCCCACCAAGAAGCATCTGTTTGTGGCGCCTGACATGGTCCGTATGAGCAAGTCCGATTTGCGGCGCATGGTGGAGCCGCCCGCCGCGCCCACCTTGACCGTGGTGGGAAAGCCCGGCTAGACTCTGGGCGTGACAACCCCCCAAACTAGGCGCCCCTTGGGGCGCCTTTTCTTTAGGTGGCACATGGACCCTGTAAGCGCCGTGGCCGGCCTGGCCGAAACCCTGATAAGCCGGATTTGGCCCGACCCTACCGCCCGCGCCAGCGCAGAGGCGCAGCTTATCAAAGCGCAGATGGACGCCGCCTTGGCGGGCGTGCAACAGCAGATCGATATAAACAAGATCGAGGCCGCCAGTAGCAGCGTCTATGTGGCGGGCTGGCGGCCAGGCATTGGCTGGATCTGCGGCGCAGCGTTCGGGCTTCACTTCGTGGTGCTGCCCGTACTTGGCTGGCTGGCGGTTCTGTTCGGGCATGACCCTATAGCCGTGCCGTTCGACATGGACACGCTTATGACCGTTCTAATGGGCCTGTTGGGCCTTGGTGGGCTCAGGACGTTTGAGAAGGTGCGCGGCGTGGCCCGCTGATCCACCCGCCCGGCGGCCCCTCGTGGGGTTGCGCCAGGCAAGGTGGGGGACGGCCATCCCCGTGTTTCTGTGGCCGTCCGTCAGGCGATGCCGTGTCGCTAGCCACGGCCACGGGACTAACTGGCGGGGACAGCATCCGGCGCTTGCGCTGCCCCCTACACGCGATGACGGGGGACTAGAAACCCCGCCCGCCGGACTAATTCTGATAGCTTACCACGGTGTCCCGTCACCGTGTCTATGGGTCTGGCAAAGCCGGTTACCGGCGCCCCAAGATTCAAACTTGGCGCCGCACGTCAGGCAACGGCGCGTGTCCGTGGGCACCTTGTAGGGTGACGGCGTGGGCGCCTTCTGTTTGTATGACGGGTGCCGGACGAACGTCTTCTTGAACGGGATATTCAGGACGGCAACCTGGTGCCTGATAGCGGCCTGCGTCCGCCGGGGCAGAACCCGGCTTAGGTCATAGATGGACAGCGTGCCGTTGGCGTCCCACAGGATCTGCGTTTCCTCCGGGGTCCATTGGTCGGTACGGATGCTGGTGTCGGTCGGCGCCGCGCGCTTAAGCCAGGCAATGCCCATGCGCGTGCATCGCTTGCTTATGGCCGTGTGACTGCGGCCGGGCAACAGGTCCATAAGTTGCGCAATCGTAAGCCGTGCTTGCGCGTCTAGCAGGGTCTGCGTTTCAGCCTGCGTCCATTGGTCTGTACGGGGTTGTACCCCCTCAGGGCGCTTGCGGGCCATCTTCTTTCCTCCGGTCATGGTCCGCCTGTAACAGGCGGCTATTGGCGGCGTTGGCTTTGCTTAGGGCACGTTGTAGCCGTTCTATTTCCGCCAGCGCGCACACATGGTGTATGCGCCAGCAATCGCGATTGTGGGTGTCAATCGTCATGGTTCAGCGCTCCCGCTATCAGAAGCGCCAGCAACAGCAACAGGAAATGTACCATCAGCCGCACCTATGGTATTCATAAGCCTGTTCAAGCAACCATTCATCGACCGGGACATATCGCCCGCGCCAGAGCAACGCCAGATCTACAAACGAAATACCGTCCCCATGATAGGTGGTGCCTTCGATCTGGATTTCAGGCTCGTGACCGGGGTCGGGGTCCTCTCCATACCGGGGCTTCATACCGGGGTCGGTCACGGTGTACTGTACTTCGATTTCCAATTCCCCGACGAAAACAGCAAAGCTATACATCTTTTTTGGCCTCCCATACCGCTTTGCGTGCCATGCTATCAGCGATAGCGTGCCCATAGTCGCGGACCCAATACGAAAATTCGGTCTCATAGATTTCCGCCAGACGGTCGGTCTTTTCGTCATCTTCAAACATTGTCGTCCTCCGGTTCCGCCGCCCAAATGGTCTCGACACGGTCGATACGGACGCCGCCCCTGCCCTGGTCGGCATAGTACCGCGCCATTTCTATAGCGGCGTCCGCGCTAGAGAAGCGAGGCACCGACTGTATCGCGCCCTCACAGTCGTGGATCTCATAAAACACCATGGTCATACACCCATAATGGCGCGCGCCAGTACGGCAAGCGCGATGATGCCGCCCCATAGGGCGATAAGCGCGACAAATTCGGCAAGCGCCAACCAGATGCGCGCGCGCCCGCGCGGCGGCGGAATGTAAATCGGTTTCATGACATCACCACCCATGCCCGGTTGCCGTTGGGCAGCACGCCGCCCATTAGGTTGTCATGCCCGGCCAGCTTGCGCGCGGCGGCGTAATGGTTCCCGTCCGCCGTCAACCGGGGGTCATAGGGCAGGGTAAGGCTACGCTCGCCTAGCGTGGCCTTGATACGGCTACCGTACCTATTCACAGGTCCAAGATATCGCGTGACGATAGCGTCACGCTCGCATTTGACATGTTGAAGCATGGTCCTAGTCTCCCGTGTTGTGCCGCCCCATGGCGGACAATAGTCACGCCGGTCGCCCGGCGTGACACGTTGTCCGTCATGCGCGGGCGATAGCGTCCGCACGCTTGGCTGAAACGCCGTGCGCCGGGAACCCAATGATAAAATCACGCTGGCGGGCGCAAAGCATGCATGACTTGCACGTCACGTCATCCCGTTGCGTGGCCGGGCAGACGACAACTTTACGGCCGGCCGGCGTCCTGGTGTTGCTAGTGGTGCCATAGGGCAGGACGACAACCACGGGCGCGATATCCAGCGCCGCCAATTCGTCGGCGTGCGCCAGATTATTGCCCGATAGGTTTATGGTGAACCCGTCCCGATTAGCTTCCCATATGGCAATTTGATGCGCCACGTTGTCCAACACGGGCTTGTGGGTGTACGCAATTGACCGGCGCCGCCGGTTGGCGCGCACCAAACGCTTTAGCTTGCGCCGGTCAATGGCGCCGTCTTTGCCGGGCAGATCACCAGCTTGACCGTACCGCCAGATTGCGTCTGCGGGCATGGCTTCAACCGCCGTGATGAACTCGTCAAACGAGCCGCCACGGCTACCGTCCGTCACCTTTGCCCAATGCATGCCTACGGGCCCGTTTTCGGCGTAGCACCCTTTGCCGCCGTAATAGGCGCAACCCGTCCAGCAAGTACCCTTGGCTTGCGTGGACACATAGATAGGGCCCGTTTTGGAATTGCGGGACGGCGCGGGCGGCAGATAATAATTCATGGGTCTAGTCTCCGGGTTGGTCAGCGTTGGTATTTTGTTGACACTAAAGCGGGCGTGTCAACAAAAAATTGACGGTTGGTGGTGCGGCGCCCAAAACCAGGACGCCGCACGGTCAACGGTCAATCGGCGGCGCGCGGCGGCACAACGTAGCGGCGCGAATCCATGCAATAGACGCTATGCCCGTACTGGCGGGCGCCCGCCAGATAGACAAGCATGGTTTCTGCATCAAGCGTGGCGCGCGGCGCGCCGTTGCGCCAGATGGTGCGCACGGCGCCATTGGGCGTTTTTTCGATATAGGTATCGGCGATTGCGAGCGTGAACATAGTCTAGTCTCCCGGTTGCGTCCGTTGGCGGGCTATGGTGGCGGGCGCCGTGCGCCCGCCACGGTAGTCGGTCAATTACAGGATGGATTTGTCTGCGATAGCCATGGCGATAAGTTTAAAGGCAAGACGGTTAATGGCGCGTCCGTTTTTGATGGGCACGTTAGGGTGCATAGCGCCAAACAGGCGCCCGCGTTCATAGTTCCATGACACGGCTAGGCTTTTAGGCCACGGCGCGGCGGCGGCGCCGTCTTGCGCGCCGCGCACGAAATCGCGTGTCGTCATGATCTTTGCGATGCTTGTTTGACGGGTATCGGCTTGGGCCATAGGGTCTAGTCTCCGGTTTAGTGCGCCGTTATTGGCGGACAATAGTCACGCCGCCGCGCGGCGTGACACGTTGTCGGTCAATAGGCGTTGCGGCGGTCAATCCACGCCCGTGCGGCGTTCATAGACGGCGCGACAAACACAAGGGTCTCGCATTCGTAATCCCAATCGTAGACCGCATATTCGCGGCCGCACTTGCGAATGAGAAACCCGTCATAGTCCACGGTCATGCCAACCACCATGCGTAGGCTACGGCGGCGTCAAACGCCGCGCATGCGAGGGTGGCGAGGGTGGCAACGGCAATGGCAAGCCGGTCATGGTTGCGATGGTAGCGCTGTACACGGGTCATGGGTCTAGTCTCCAGAATTGTAGGGTGGTGGTGGTGGGCGCCGCTTGCGCGGCGCCCGGTTGGTTAGCGTGTTGCGTAGTAGACAACGTAGGGAATGCCGATAAAGAGCACGGCAAGGGTGAGAATGGCGCAAGTGTCGGCTACGGTCATGGTCCTAGTCTCCGGTTTTGGGCGTTGCGTTGTGCGCCGCCGTTGGACAAAAGATAGCGGCGCACGCCGCCGCGCACCAATGCTAAGTTTGCATGCCTGGTATGCGTGGCGCGCATGGCTAAGGTGCGGCGCCGTGTTCGGTCATGTTTTCGGCTATGCGCGGCGCCCAAATGCGCCAACGTTGGCGCGGGTTTCGGCTATTTAGGCTATGTTTTTCTATTAGATTCAATATAAAGGAATATAGGTATCTGGCTACCGCACCGCCGCGCTGTAGCGCGCCCCGTGTGGAGACTTCAAGTTATTTTAGGCGGTTTAGATAGCCGAAGTCGCCTAACGCCTTTAAAATCAAAGGGTTACAAGGCGTTCTGCATGACTATTCATGTCCCGTAATGACCCAAAGCCCTGCAATGCGCGCAATAGGTGTAGCTATGCACCAGACGCCTGGCAGCTATGCGCCAGACGCATAGCAGGTCGGGGGGGGAGGGGGGCAGGGCCGGCGCCGAGGCGCGCACGCCCATGCGGGGTCCGCACAAACTTTTTATTTTTTTTGGAATCTGTTACCCTACCGCCATGAACCTATTTTCTCTCCCGCATGAACCTCGCAGGTTACAAGCCACAGAGGCTCGGCTCGAAGCGATATACCAGGCCGCGCGCAAAGGGCTGCGCGGCGACAGTCTTGCGCTGGCGGCGGGGCTGTTGCCCGCCGAATACCGTCAACTTTGCCAGTTCGACCCCCTCGCGGAGATGGCCGAACTCAAAGGCCGCGCAGACGGCGAGATGGAGATCAGCGCCGTGCTTCACGATGCGGCGCTTGCGGGTGACGCCAAGGCGGCGCTTGAAATCCTCAAGCACCAGCATGGTTGGGTAGCCAAGCAGCAGATCAGCGTTGACGTGGAGCAGCGCATCAGCATCATTGGCGCGCTGGAAATGGCGCAGCAGCGGGTAATCGAGGGCGAATATGTACGAGATGCCGAACTACCTGGCGCGCTTGATGACGCCCCAGCAGTACCAGTCTTATCTCCCAACGACGCAGTCAAACGCGCTAGTCTCTCAGACCGGCCCAATGGCCGAACGCTACGGCGCGCGGCCGAGTTATCAGAGGTTTGCAAGCAACATGTCGCCTGAAGACGAGTTGGCGTTGTTTCAGGAGATGCGGGCGTACCAGACCCGGCGCAACCCGGTAGACCCGCTCAACTTCATCTACGGCAACGTCCGCCGCAACTCGACCGGACGCGGGCGTGACCCGGTGCCGCTGAACTACGACCTGTTCAGTCAGGCGCTGCCGCGCCGAGGCGCCCCCGTCCCAGACGCAGCCGCTCCCGCAGGCGACGGTATGCTCGGCGGCGTCGGGCGACTGGCGCGGTACGAGGCGTTCCGCAACCCGCGCCCTAACTTCAACCCGACTGGACGCTGATGCAGGCCCCTATCTATAGCGCCGACGATGAGATGATGCTGATGAGCCGGCTGTGGGCGCCGGCGCTCAAGGACGACCCGCTCAAGTTCGTGCTGTACACGTTCCCGTGGGGCCAAAAAGGCACGCCGCTGGAGCACTTCAGCGGCCCGCGCCGGTGGCAGCGCGAGGTGCTGCAGGATCTGGCCGACCACATCCGCAACAACAACGGCCAGATCGACTTCAACACGCTGCGGCTGGCGGTCAGTTCAGGCCGTGGTATTGGCAAGTCGGCGCTGGTCAGTTGGCTGGTGATCTGGATGCTGTCCACGCGCATTGGCGGGACCATCATCGTGTCGGCCAACAGCGAGGCCCAGTTACGATCGGTCACCTGGGCGGAAATCACCAAGTGGCTGTCCATGTCCTTGAACAGCCATTGGTTCGAGGTCAGTGCCACCCGCGTCATGCCCGCCAAGTGGCTGACCGAGTTGGTCGAGCGCGACCTCAAGAAGGGCACGCGCTACTGGGGCGTCGAGGGGCGCCTGTGGTCCGCCGAGAACCCTGACAGCTACGCCGGTGTCCACAACATGGACGGCGTCATGTTGGTGTTCGACGAAGCGTCAGGCATACCGGACAGCATCTGGTCGGTGGCCGCCGGCTTCTTCACCGAGAACACGCCCAACCGCTTCTGGATGGCGTTCTCCAACCCCCGGCGCAACAGCGGGTACTTCTACGAGTGCTTCAACTCCAAGAGGGAGTTCTGGCTCAACAAGATTGTGGACGCGCGCGAGGTCGAGGGCACCGACAAGGCGGTTTACCAGCAGATCATCGACGAGTACGGGCCAGAGTCGAGCCAGGCGCACGTCGAGGTGTACGGGCAGTTCCCGAATGCGTCGGACGACCAGTTCATCCCCAACATGCTGGTCGATGACGCCATGAAAAGACCCCGCGTGAAGGATTTGAGCGCGCCCATCATCCTCGGTGTGGACCCCGAGGCGTCAGGCATACCGGACCGCATCTGGTCGGTGGCCGCCGGCTTCTTCACCGAGACCACGCCCAACCGCTTCTGGATGGCGTTCAGCAACCCCCGGCGCAACAGCGGGTACTTCTACGAGTGCTTCAACTCCAAGAGGGAGTTCTGGCTCAACAAGATCGTGGACGCGCGCGAGGTCGAGGGCACCGACAAGGCGGTCTACCAGCAGATCATCGACGAGTACGGGCCAGAGTCGAGCCAGGCGCACGTCGAGGTCTACGGGCAGTTTCCGAATGCGTCGGACGACCAGTTCATCCCCAACATGCTGGTCGATGACGCCATGAAACGCCCCCGCGTGAAGGATCTGAGCGCGCCCATCATCCTTGGTGTGGACCCGGCACGGTTTGGAGCCGACGCTACCGTGCTGGCGGTGCGCCAGGGCCGCGACATCATCAAGCTGATGAAGCACCGGGGCGACGACACCATGACCGTGGTGGGCCATGTTATCGAGGCAATCGAGGAATTTCGACCCGCCATGGTCGTCATCGACGAGGGCGGCGTCGGAGGCGGCGTCGTGGACCGGCTGAAAGAACAGCGGTACATCGTCCGAGGGGTCAATTTTGGCAACAAGGCCAAAAACCCCAAAATGTGGGGCAACAAACGCGCGGAAATGTGGGGAGCGATGCGCGAATGGCTGAAAACCGCGAGCATTCCCGAGGATCGATACCTGAAATCGGACCTTATCGGCCCCATGTCGAAGCCGGACAGCCGTGGCACCCTCTTCTTGGAGAGCAAGAAGGACATGAAGAGCCGAGGATTGGCCTCGCCCGACGCCGCCGACGCTATCGCGGTTACTTTCGCTTTCCCCGTAGCGCACAGAGAGCGCGTTGACAAGGCGCCAAGCCGCTCTTACTCTCAGTCGGGGATTTCCACATCTTGGATGGGGTCTTAAATGGCCGGTAAGCCTATCGCCCGCACCACGAAGGGCAAAGGCGCGCACTATCAGCCCACGTCGCAAGGCGCGGGGATGACAGAGGCCGGTCGTAAGGCGTACAACGCCAAGAACAACGCTAATCTCAAGGCACCAGCACCCAACCCCAAGACCAAGGCCGACGCGGGCCGCAAGGCGTCGTTTTGTGCTCGAATGTCGGGGATGCCGGGGCCAATGAAGGACAGCAAGGGCCAACCAACCCGCAAGGCGGCGTCTCTCAAGCGGTGGAACTGCAAATGAAGCCCAAAGGTCTGTACGCCAACATCAACGCCAAGAAGACCCGTATTGCAGCCGGATCTGGCGAAAAGATGCGCCCGCCCGGCGCCAAAGGGGCGCCCACCGCGAAAGCGTTCAAAGATTCCGCCAAGACGGCAAAACCAAGGAAACCCTGACATGTCCAATACCAAGCCAATCGGCGTAGCGTTCCTCGACCAGGACATCATTGGCGCCGATTTTCTCTACAGTGATCGCGAGATCGGCTACACGTCGTCGGGGCAGGGGTCTGTCACGCAGGCGACCAGCAAGACCACCGGCGTGACGCTCAACAAGAGCATGGGCCGCATCACGATGAACAACGCAGCCCTTGCCGGCGGCGCGGCGGCCACCTTTACGCTGACCAACAGCCTGATTAGCGCTAAGGATGCCATCATTGTCACCATCTCAGGCGGTGCCACGGCAGCGGCCTACACGGCCTACGTCACCAGCATGACCGCTGGCTCGGCCGACATCAGCCTGCGCAACCTGACAGCCGGCTCGCTGTCGGAAGCCGTGATCGTAAACTTCGCCATCATCCACGGTCAGTAAGATGCCCTTGGTGAAATCGACCAGCAAGGATGCGTTCCGCAAGAACGTGAAGGCTGAGGTCGCGGCGGGCAAGCCGGTGAAGCAGGCAGTTGCAATTGCCTACTCCACCAAGCGCGGCGCGATGACGCCTAAGAAGGGCAAGTAATGGCTGCGAGCGACGTTGCATCAGCGGGTGTTGTGTCTGGCGGCGGTGACCGCAACGACATGCTCAACACCATGCGGAGCCGCTTCACGATGGCTATCTCCGCGTACTCGGAGAGCCGTGAGGATGAACTGGATGACCTCCGGTTCATGGCTGGAAGCCCCGACAACCAGTGGCAATGGCCGGCTGACGTGCTGGCTACGCGCGGGTCTGTTCAGGGCCAGACGATCAACGCTCGCCCGTGCCTGACCATCAACAAGCTGCCGCAGCACGTCCGACAGGTCACGAACGAGCAGCGGCAGAACCGCCCCACTGGCAAGGTCATCCCTGCCGACGACAAGGGCGACGTCGAGGTTGCCGAGATCTTCAACGGCATGATCCGGCACATCGAGTACCTGTCCGACGCCGACGTGGCCTACGACACCGCGTGCGATAACCAGGTCACGTTTGGTGAGGGTTACATCCGCATCCTGACCGAGTACTGTTACGAGGACAGCTTCGACCAGGATCTGAAGATCGGCCGGGTGCGGAACGCTTTTAGCGTCTACATGGACCCCATGATCCAGGACCCCTGCGGGGCCGACGCGGAATGGTGCTTTGTCACCGAGGACATGCTGAAGGCGGATTACGAGCGCGAGTTTCCCGACGCCTCGCCTGTCTCGTCCATGCTCAGTCAGAGCGTGGGCGACGAGTCGATGGCGGCGTGGGTCTCAGAAGACACGATCCGCATCGCCGAGTACTTCTACTACGAGCACAAGCCCGACACGCTCCACCTGTACCCCGACAACATCACGGCTTTCCAAGGCACGCCCAAGGACAAGCAGCTTCGCGCCATGTTTGGCAAGCCCGTCCGCAGCCGCAACGTGGACCGCAAGCGGGTGATGTGGGTCAAGACCAACGGTTACGAGGTGCTGGAAGAGCGCGAGTGGGCGGGCAAGTGGATTCCCATCGTGCGCGTCGTTGGCAACGAGTTCGAAGTCGATGGCCGGCTGTACGTCTCTGGCTTGATCCGCAACGCCAAAGACGCCCAGCGCATGTACAATTATTGGGTCAGCCAAGAGGCCGAGATGCTGGCTCTGGCGCCCAAGGCCCCGTTCATTGGCTATGGCGGCCAGTTCGAGGGCTACGAACAGCAGTGGAAGACCGCCAACACGACCAACTGGCCGTATCTTGAGGTCAATCCCGACGTCACAGACGGTCAGGGATCGTCTCTGCCGCTCCCGCAGCGCGCAGCCCCGCCGCTTGCCCAGACGGGCCTGATACAGGCAAAAATGGGCGCTGGTGAGGACATCAAGGCAACCACCGGCCAGTACGACGCCAGTCTGGGCCAGCAGGGTAACGAACGATCTGGTAAGGCCATCATGGCGCGCGAGCGTCAGGGCGACACAGGCACCTACCACTATGTGGACAACCTTGCCCGCGCCGTCCGGTACGTCGCCCGGCAACTTGTGGACATGATCCCCAAGATCTACGACACCCAGCGCGTGGCCCGCATCATCGGCCTCGACGGCGACGTGGACATGGTCAAGATCAACCCGTCCCAGCCCGAGGCGGTCAAGAAGATTACCGACGAGAACGGCATCGTGTTGGAGAAGATCTACAACCCGACCGTGGGCGTCTACGACGTGTGCGTCACCACCGGCCCTGGCTACATGACCAAGCGGCAGGAAGCCCTCGACGCCATGCAGATGCTGCTGCAGAGCAACCCGGAACTCTGGAGCGTGGCCGGCGACCTGTTCATCCGCAACATGGACTGGCCGGGCGCGCAGGAGATGGCGGCTCGGTTTGCCAAGATCATCGACCCCAAGGTCATGGCCGG